GAGATGTTTCTGTAATAAGAAAAGTTAACAGAGAACTGTTAGGCAACGTAATGTCTCAACAATGCGTGCTTTATAAAGTTAATTTAGAAAAAACAGTCTCTAACATTTATGGTGAATCTACAGGTTATAGATATTATACAGAACCTACTATTTTATATTGTAGAATTACAAGAAATGATCCGGCATTTAATAATACAGATATAGGCAGAGATTATTCTAGAACTATGACTTTTTCATTTTTAAAAGATGATTTAGTAGAAGCTAGTGTTTATCCTGAATTAGGTGATATTATAGTGTATCAAGAAGGATATTTTGAAGTAGAACAATCATATGATAACCAATTATTTGCAGGCAAAGACCCAGATTATCCATATGCTACTAACCCACTCAATCCAGGTTTAGAAAATTTTGGATACAATGTATCTATAAATTGTATAGCTCATTACATACCTGCAGATAAAGTAAACTTAACTAAAGAAAGACCGTAATGGCAAATAAAAAACCTATACCTAAAACCCAAAGAGAAATTAGCATTTCTCAACAGGAACCTTACCAACAAGGAGGACCGGGTTTTCAACCTACAGGAAATCCTAATAAAGCTGAAGGTATAAATAGAGGTCAACAGTTAAGTTTTAAAGGAGACGATACAAAACCACTTGCTTTAGGTATTCAAGATATTGATGAAGCAATTTATTATTATTTTACTGAAGTAATAAAACCATTTGTTATACAAAATGGTCAACGAATAGCAGTTCCTATAGTTTACGGTAATCCTGAGAAGTGGAAAATGGTTCAAAAAGATGGGTATTATAGAGATGTAAATGGTAAAATAATGTCACCACTTTTAGTATTTAAAAGAGATGACTTAACTAAAGTTAGAAATATAGGAAATAAATTAGATGCAAATAATCCTAATTTATATAGTTCATTTGTAAAAAAATACTCTCCTAAAAATGCATACGACAATTTTAGTGTATTAAATAACACTATTCCTCAAAAACAACAATACGCAGTAGTAATACCTGACTACGTTGCAATAAAATATAGCTGTGTTATATACACTTATTATGTAGAACAAATGAATAAAATTGTTGAAGCAATTAATTATGCTTCAGATTCATATTGGGGTGACCCCGCACGTTTTAAATTTAGAGCAATGATTGATTCATTTACTACAGTTATAGAAGTAGAAGATGGAAAAGATAGGGCAATTAAAAGTAATTTTGATATCAAATTAAACGGATACATAATCCCAGATGTTATACAGAAAGATTTAAGTGCTATTAAGAAAATACCAGATATTACAAAAATAACTTTTACCGCAGAAACCACATCAAGTTTGGAATAATTAAAAACAATATTATATTTATAATAGACAATCAAATTTATGGAAACAAAAGTTTTAACACAAGAAGAATTACAACAATTAAAAAGTATTCAAGAAAAAAGAGCTAAATTTGTTGAACAATTTGGAATTTTAGAAATGCGTGTTCAAGAAATTAATATTCAAAAAGAATTATTAAAAGAAGAATTAAAAGCTCTTCAACAAGAAGAAACAAAAACTGGTGAAGCTTTACAGCAAAAATACGGTAATGGTTCAATAGACCTCAGTAAAGGAGAGTTTATAAGCCAATAGCGTTTTAAAGGGTTTCGCCATATTTATAATAAAACCAAACAAAATATATTAATAACATGGCAGAAACTTTAATTTCCCCAGGCGTTTTAGCAAGAGAAAACGACCAATCCTTTTTAACAGCAAGACCTGTTACAGTAGGAGCCGCAATTATAGGCCCAACTGTTAAAGGACCTGTAGAGGTACCTACAATAGTAACTACTTACAACCAATTTGTAAACACATTTGGTTCTGTTATAGAAAGTGGTAGTGCAAACGATAAAGCTTCTTATAGCTATTTAACATCAATTGCTGCTTACAACTACTTTTTAAATGGTGGCCAATCAATGTTGGTTGCTCGTGTAGTATCTGGTTCGTATACAGCTGCTTCAAGTTCAATTATTGCTAACAGTTACACATCTGCTTCATTTGTGTTAGAAACACTTTCTAAAGGTGCTAACCAAAACAGTACTTCAACAGAAGTAAGTGGTGCTTTACAAAGTGGATCTGGTGATAACTTAAGATGGCAAATTGTAAACGCAAACACTTCATCTGGTACATTTAACTTATTAATCAGAAGAGGTAACGACACTCCATTATTTCCAGTAGTATTAGAAACTTGGACTAACTTGTCTTTAGATCCAAATTCACCAAATTACATTGCTAAGACACTTGGTGACCAAGTTCAAAACTATAATTCAAGTACTAATCAAATTGAAGTAACTGGTTCGTTTGCTAACAGATCAGCTTACGTAAGAGTTAAAGCTGTTAACTACACTACTTTAAATTATCTTGACAATAACGGATTACCAAAAGCTGAATATACATCTTCAATACCTGTAAACGGTAGTGGTTCATTTGGTGGTGCTTCTGGTACTATTAAAGGTGGAGCTAATTTTTACCAAAATATTAATAGCTCTAACACTCAAGGTTTAGTAGGCGCTAATTACGATAACATGATTAACTTGTTATCTAATAAAGATGACTATCAATTCAACGTACTTTTAACCCCAGGTTTAGTTGATGAATTACATACTTCACAAGTAACTAGTATCATTACAAACACTCAAAACCGTGGTGATAATATTTTCGTACTTGACTTAGTAGATTATGGTAGTGCTTTAACAAGCGTAACTGCTCAAGCCTCTGCTAGAAATACTTCATACGCTGCCTCATATTGGCCTTGGTTACAAATCGTTGATCCAGGAACTGGACAAAACGTTTGGGTTCCAGCCTCTACTATGATAGGTGGTGTATATGCATTTAACGATTCAATTGCTGAACCTTGGTTCGCACCAGCAGGTATTAACCGTGGTGGTTTAGGAACTGTAATTCGTGCAGAACAAAAATTACCAGCTTCAAGCCGCGATACCTTATATCAAGGTAAAGTAAATCCAATTGCTACATTCCCTGGAACTGGGGTAGTAGTATACGGTCAGAAAACATTACAAACAAAAGCATCTGCTCTTGATCGTGTAAACGTTCGTCGTTTGTTAATTGCTCTTAAATCGTATATTTCTCAAGTAGCAAATAACTTAGTATTTGAACAAAATACAATAGCTACAAGAAATGCATTCTTAGCTCAAGTAAATCCATACTTAACAAGCGTTCAACAACGTCAAGGTTTATATGCGTTTAAAGTAATTATGGATGATACTAACAATACTCCTGATGTAATCGATCGTAATGAGTTAGTAGGTCAGATTTATTTACAGCCTACTAAAACTGCTGAATTTATCTACTTAGATTTCAACGTTACTCCAACTGGCGCTACATTCCCAGGATAATAATTTAAATTCTTCCCCTGAAAAGGGGAAGATTTTTTAAAACTAAAATACGTATAATAAACAAAGATAAACAAAACGCAATATGGCAGTATTAAGTCCAAACGAAATATTTTTTACCGCATTTGAACCAAAGGTAAAGAATCGCTTCATTATGTATGTTGATGGCATTCCTTCATATGTAATTAAAAAAATAGGTGCTATTTCAGTTCAAATGAATGAAATTAAATTAAACCACATCAACGTTTACCGTAAAATAAAAGGTAAAGCTGAGTGGCAAGATATTGAAATGACTTTATTTGATCCTATCACACCATCTGGTGCTCAAGCTGTAATGGAATGGGTACGTCTACACCACGAATCAGTAACTGGTCGTGATGGTTATTCTGATTTTTATAAGAAAGATGTAACTATCAATGTATTGGGTCCTGTAGGTGATATAGTAAGTGAATGGGTAATTAAAGGTGCCTTCATTAAAACTGCTACTTTTGGTGATTACAGTTGGGATGATGATGCAGCTGCTCAAGAACTTACAGTTTCTTTGGGTATGGATTATTGTATCCTAAACTTCTAATAATCAAAATACAATAAATGTAAAGGAGCTTGACATATGTCAGGCTCTTTTTATTTTTAATATTTATAATAAAATATGGCTATTTCACCTAATTCTTTAACTCCTATTGACGCATCACAGGGATTAATAAATTCATTTGATAAAACAAATTTAGATTTAGAAAATGCCAGTGTATTAGGTGGTCCAAATAAAGATTTACAAACCCAATACCCAGCTACCTCTACTGGTACTCCAACAATTCAAGCAAGCCCAGGAGCTGCTAAAAATTATGTTCCTAAATTTTCACCTACATTTACATATTTAGGTCAAACTGTAGGAAACCCTAATAACTCGATAAGTGCACAAGGACCAAATACAGACTCAGTTACTTCTCTTTCACCCATATTACAATTAGCATCTTCACTTAATAAAACTAGTTTAGATGTTGAAGATTCTAAAATTTTTGGTGGCCCAAATAGAGATTATAATACTCAATATCCTAAAAATGTATCTGGGACTCCTACAACAACCCAAAACCCCGGTGGACCAGCAAAACAATTTACACAAAAATATACTCCTCAAAATCCTTACGAAAATCAAATAAACGATAAAATAGTAACAAATAGTGCTTTATCAGATAATCCGGGGGATCCAACAGTGTTAGCTATTACTAATTTAGATGTTGAAAAAGCAGGTGTAATAGGTGGTCCAAATAAAGATATTACTACTGTATACCCTTATGATGTTACTG